CTGCCGGGAGCCCCGCCGGCGCTGCCGGTCGGGGCGGTGCGGGAGTGACCCGCGTCAGAGGGCGTATTCGCCGCGGCGGAAATGCTGGTCCGCGATGTCCTTCAGCTTCGCCGTCGCATCCGAAAGCCAGGCCGCTTCGCCCCAGAGCACCGTCTCGGGGTCCGCGCCAAAATGGTCCGCGCTGGCCTGGGTGAGTTCGGCGAGGAGGGCGTCGAACTCCACCTTCTTCGCGAGGAAGGCTGCCAGGCTGTTTTCCTGGTTGCGGGCGGCGCGGGCTTCGCGGTCGGTCATGATCGTCTCCGTCGTGGTGCAGGGCATCCCCTGCGTGTGACGGACCATTCGCGCTGTGCCGCCCACGAGCCAAGCAAGATGCAGCGGCGCGGAATTGCTATGTTTAGGCGGTCTGGATTACATCATGATCGACGACCCTGCGGGCTGCGGCGATATCAGCGAAGATGCGATCATCCCCCTCCAGCACGGCGGCTTCGCCGGTCGTCTCCTGCCAGCGCCGGACGATGACATCGGCATAGGCAGGATCGATCTCCAGCAACACGGCACGCCGCCCCGTCCGCTCCGCCGCGATCATGGTGGTGCCCGACCCGCCGAAGCAGTCCAGCACCGTGTCGCGCGGCTTGCTGCTGTTGCGGATCGCACGCTCGACCAGCGCCACCGGCTTCATGGTGGGATGGAGGTCGCTGCGGGCCGGCTTGTCGAAGTGCCAGACGTTTCCCTGGTCACGCGCGCCGCACCAATAGTGCTGACTGCCCTGGCGCCAGCCGTAGAGCATCGCCTCGAACTGCTGGTGGTAGTCGGCGCGGCCGAGGGCGAAGGTGTTCTTCGCCCAGATGATGGTGCTCGACCATTTGCCGCCTGCCTCCTGCCAGACGCGATGCAGCGTCGGCCATTCGGAGGAAGACATGCAGACGTAGCAGGCGCCCTTGGTGACCGAGAGCAGGTTGGCCAGCGCGGGACGGAGGAAGTCGGGAAAGCCGCCGCCGAGCGCGTCATTGGCGATGGTCATCTTGGCCGCGGTGCCGCCCTCGTAGGCCACGTTGTAGGGTGGATCGACGAAGCCCATGTCGGCCAAGTGGCCGGCGCCAAGGGCGCGCTGCACGTCGGCCAGCTGCGTCGCGTCGCCGCAGAGCAGGCGGTGGTCGCCACAGCGCCAGAGATCCCCGGTGCGCGACACGGGCACCACGGGCGGGGGCGGCGCTTCGTCGGCGTCATCGCCGAGGCCGGCATCAGCCGCCGCCAGCAGCCGGTCCAGCTCCATGCCGGAGAAGCCGAGCACGTCCAGGTCGACCACCGCATCGTCGCGGATGCGCGCGATCTCGGCGGCGAGCAGCGCCTCGTCCCAACCAGAGTTCAGCGCGATCTGGTTGTCCGCGAGCCGCAGGGCACGCGCCTGCGCCGGGGAAAGGTGGCCAAGCCGCAGCACCGGCACGGCGGCCAGCCCGAGCTGCTTCGCGGCCATGACGCGGCCGTGGCCGGCAATGAGCACGCCCTCGGCGTCGATCAGCACCGGATTCACGAAGCCGAACTCGGCGATGGACGCCGCGATCTGCGCCACCTGCGACGGCGAATGCGTGCGCGCGTTCTCGGCATAGGGGACCAGCGCTGCCAGCGGCAGAGCGGAGATCACGAGGTCAGGCTGCATTCGCGGTGACCTCCATTCGCGCCGCGGCCACGGCGTCGTAATCGCGGCCATCGTCCGACAGCGTCACGGGCAAGTCGGGATGCAGCATCCGCCAGCGGGCGATCGCCAGATCCACATACGCGGGCGCCAGTTCGATGGCGCGCACGCGGCGACCAATGCGCTGGCCCGCCAGGATGGTGGTGCCCGAGCCGCCAAAGGGCTCGAACACGACCTCGCCTTCGTCCGTGTAGGTCCGCATGAGAAAGTCCGGCAGCACCACCGGGAACACTGCGGGGTGTTCGGTCTCGATGCCGCGGCCCTTGTGGCGGGTCAGGCGCAGCACGTTGTCGGGGATGCGGAAGTCCTGCACCGGCAACCCGGCATGCTGATATTCCGAGATGGTCCCGTCGGCGGCGCGCAGCCCGCTGCCCTTGTTCGGCGTGCCGGCCCATTTGCAGGGGACGATTTTGTTCGCCTGGCGGGCCTGGCGATTGAAGTGGAAGACGAACTCGAAGGCGGGTGCGAGGCGGCCGTTCCAATCGCCGGGCAGGCCGGGCCCCTGGTCCCAGGTGTAGAGGCCAAAGCGTCGCCAGCCGCGGGCGCGCATCCAGTCGAGCCATCCGGCCCAGTACGGGATCCATTCGCTGTCGCGGTGGATCAGCCCCAGGTTCACCAGCACCTGGCCATCCGGCCGCAAGGCGGCGTCGAGATGCTGGAACACGCCCTGCATCAGGGCATCCCAATCGGTGCCACCGCCGGTGGTGTAGTCGCGCTGGTTCCCATAGGGCGGCGACGTGAACAGCAGCGCGGCGCGGTCCTCACCCATCACCCGCGCCACGGTGGCGGCGTCGGTGCTGTCACCGCAGAGCAGGCGATGCTCGCCGAGCAGCCACAGCTCGCCGGGGCGGGTGACGGCCTGGCGCGGCGGCTCCGGATCGGCATCGGCGGGGTCGTCCGCCGGCTCCTCCCCGGCGCCCGCCGCGCCTGCCGCACCGCCCCCCTCGGCGGGATCCGCGGACAGAGCCTCGGGCGCGTCGCCGTCGGACACGGCATCTCCAGCCGCCGCGAGGATGTCCGCGAGCTCATCCGCCGAGAAGCCGAGCGCCGCGAGATCGATGTCCTGCGCCGCCTGCACCGCGGCGAGCGCGTCACGCAGCAGCGCCTGGTCCCAAGTCGCGTTCTCCGCGATGCGATTGTCCGCGAGCCGCAGCGCCTCCTTCTGCGCGGCGGAAAGGTGCCGCAGCACGATGACTGGCACCTTGGCGATGCCGAGTGCGGACGCCGCCTCGAGCCGCCCGTGCCCGGCGATCAGCACGCCGGCCTCGTCCACCAGCAGCGGATTGGTGAACCCGAAGGACAGCATGCTGGTTTTGATCTGCTCAAGCTGCGCGGCGCTGTGCACCCGGGCGTTGCCGGCGTGCGGGCGCAGCTCCGCCACCGGACGCAGCAGGATCTTCGCCGCCATCCAGGGGAGCGTCATGGAGCCATCCGAATCTGGGAGTGGGTGCAAACCATGCGGCCGCCAGTGCAAACCGTGCGCGGCATGGTTTGCGGTCTATCTGGCTGATCGCACGGGGAAAAGGCTGCAAACCGCAACCCTGTTTTTCGGCCTGGCGCTAGCGATGTTGCGCGCTTCCGCCCCCCGCATACAGCGGGGCCAGGAAGGACCCTGCTGCTCGAGAGCCACTGTCTCGATTGAGCCGCAGCGTGGCTGCTCAGCCGCGGCGCTCTCGCACCTTCTCTACGTGTCTTGCTTTTAGCCTTATCGATTTCGGTGCCGCTACGGGGTGAATTGTAACAGCGTGACCGGGACGGAGCAGAGCGCCCCGGCCACGCTGCCTCACGCTGCGTTCGCCCGCGGCGTGAGGCCGAAGTGCATGGCCAGCGTGCCCAACGTGCCGACCAGGATGCCCTGCCCGACAGGGCCATGCACCGTCCGTCCCGCCCAGCCCTGGCGCATCGACCACTCGCGGACTGAGAACTCCAGGCCAACGACGAACCATGCGCAGGAGCCGCAGGGGCTTTCGTGCCCACCGAGCAGATCCAGTGCCGCCGCAACACGGCGCCGGGCCTCGATCTGCATGGTGGAGAGCGTGTCGACGCGCGAGCCGGGGATGCGCAGGAGCTGCGACGTCGACATGCTGTCGAAGCAGGCGGCGCGGAACAGCCCGCGGAAGATCTCACCCGCTTCGTGCATCTGCGCCGTTATGCTGCCGCTGGCGAGCATCATGCCCAGGGTGTCCACGGCGCGGCGATGCTGCACGGGCGTGCCGGTCTCGGGATCGGCAGTGCGTATCGGTCCCGAGAAGGCGCCATGCTGCAGCCGCCACTTCGACGGCTTCGCCAGATCGTCGTGCTTCGCCTTCGACGCTTTGGGCTTGCGCTTACCGGCCATGATGATTCTCCGCGTTACGACGCCCCCAGCGCCGGTTGGCTTCGTTGGTGATGGCCTGGCGCAGCCAGTCGTCGGTGATCTCGGCGATCGGCAAGGCGGCGACGCCATGCCGGTGCCACGCGGCTGCACGCATGGCGTTGACCTCGCTGTCGTTGGTCGGGCTGCGCGTGCCGCGGTCGAGGCAGGACCGAGGCGGTTGCGGTGCGCCGTGCATGCTCATGCGCGGCCTCCAGTGGGGTCGGTGGCCCAGAGCAGCAGGGCGATGGCATCGGCCTCATTGTCGTCGGCCGGCAGAAACCCGCGAGCGCGGATGGCCTCGATCATCGCAGCCTTGTCGGCATTGCCCTTGCCGGTGGCGTAGCGCTTGATCGTGCCGACGGGGACGCCCTCGTAGGGCACCTCATGCTCCTCGCACCACGAGGTCAGCGTGGCGAGGAAGCCGCCGTAAACGTGGCTGGCGTCGGTTCCGGCGTGGCGGCGCACCTCCTCGAATACCACGCGCCGGAGGCCGTGCGCGTGCATGGCGATTTCGACGAGCCAGTCGGTGAAGCGGAGATAGCGCATGCCACCGCCCTCGAAGCGGCCGGGCTTGAAGGTCATGGTGCCGGAGGTCGTTCCGCCGTCCCCGAAGCGCAGGGCCCAGCCGCTGGTGGTGCCAAGGTCGAGGGCCAGGATGCCCGGCTTGCGCGGCCGGTACAGATTGGGATCGGGCAGGACGGTGCTTGCGCCGGGGGCAGGCATGGTGAGAGTCGCGAAATCCATGGTGGTCTCCGAGAGGGGATTATCCTGGTGAGGGCGGCGACGGCGCGGTTCTTGGCGGAGCTCGCCGTCGCTGCCCGGCTTGGGTGGATTGACCCTGGTGGGTGGTGGTCCACGAACCCGAACCAGGCGCCCCCGGGTGTGGTGTGCGCGCGTCTTTTGGACGCGCACGCACACCCCCCGTAGGGGGGTAGCATTTTGCGGAACTTGCGGAACTTGCCTAAGGCACTGATTTCGTGAGTTATTTTGAAGTTCCGCAAACAAGTTCCGCACGGCCTCGCTGCGGAACTTGCGGAACTTGGTCAACCCACTGATATCGCTGGGCGATTCAAGTTCCGCAGGTAAGTTCCGCAGGCTTGCGGAACTTGCGGAACATGGAAGTTCCGCAGCAAGTTCCGCACAGTGCGGTATCGTATCGAAGTGGCGTTTCATGCCTGGGCCTCCGGGTCGTTCAGCACCCAGATTTCTGGATTCTCGACGGGCAGAACTGCGTTGTTGGTCTCCGATTGGAAGTGCGTCGGCAGCAGCGGGACTAGGGTGCGCGTGATTTCGCCGGTCTCAGGATCGACCGTCTCGCCGTCCGTCCCGAAGAGCATGTCCTGCACCAGGAGGTAGCCCTTGGTGGATTTGCTGACGGGAATATCGAGCTCGGGCGCCTGGCGCAGGAACTTGATGTAGCCCTTGTTGGCGAGGACGTTGATGCGGCGGGCGATGGTGTCGTCACCGCCCAGCCCGTGCGTGTTCTCGAACTGTGCGGCGAAGGCGCTGCCGGTGAAGACCTTCCCCTCGCGAGCCTCGTTGGCGATGATTTGCAGGATGACGTCGTGGCGCCGGCTGCGCTCGGCATCGAGCTTGCCGCCGATGTCTTTCCGCACCAGGCGCTGGCCCGTACGATCGAGCTCCACCCAGGCGCCGCCACGCTTGTCGACTAGCATCGGCTCGAGGCCGGGCCCGTTGCGCAGCTCGACATGCAGTTCGCGCTCGGTCTGCTCCTCGTCGGGGCGGAACAAGATGGCGCCCGAGGTGTAGTAGCCGCGCAGCGCACTGGCGCCGGACAGCGCCATGAAGGGATCGTCCTTCACCTGCTGCTTGCTGAGCTTCTTCGTGTGATGGGCGAGAATGATGCCGGCCTCGGGGGCAACCTGGTCGCGCAATGCTTCAACGCGGCTCTGCAGGAAGAACATCATCGCCCCGTTGTCGTTCTCGCCCTCGCCTGCGGGCCCGCCATCGAAGAGGTTCCGGATCGGATCGATGCAGATGATGTCGGGCGGCGCATCGGGGAACGCAGCGCGGATGGCGGCGGCGACGAGCGGCACGCCCGGGTCATCGAGCAGCATGCGCAGCTTCGGCGTGACGACCAGCGTGTCGCGGGCGCGCGCCACGACGCCGGGACTGAGGCGCAGCTGCTGCAGGCGCTCGCGCAGGTAGTGGTATTGGATCTCGGCCTGCAGATAGAACACCCGCAGCGGGCGCGGTGCGGTGAAGCGTAGGAAGGGTGCGCCGGCGGCGGCGTGCACCAGCAGGTTGATCAGGAAATCGGATTTGCCGACCTTCGGCGCGCCGCCCAGCACCAGCATCCCACCCGGGGTCAGCAGGCGCGGCCCGATCAGGTCGTCGGGCATCGGGGACGTGTCGTCGAGCAGAGTGCCCAGGGTGTGAGCCGGGACGGCGGCTGGCGGCGCGTCTCCCGCGCGAAGCAGCGCCGGCCCGTTGCGTTCGACATGCAGCGCCCAGAGGGCATCGGCTTCCGCCTTGAGGCGGTCCAGTGGCCAGGTGGGGCGCAGGCAGGCGGCGTTGTAACCGCAGATGGCCTCCCAGCCCTGGTCGGGCGTCAGGCGGCCATCATGCACCTGACGGATGAAGTGGCCGATGGCTGCGCTGGCGCCCTGGAAGCGGGTCCAGCTGTCCTGGCTCCCCTCGCGCACCGGCGTGGTGAGAACCGAATCCAGGCTGGGGCGGGTGGCGCCAGCGGCAGCGGTGGGCGGTTCCAGGCCCGGCATGGTGGGCATGGCCGCCACCGCCGCGGCAAAGTCGGGGAGCTCCACCTCGACCCTGGGGCGGTGCTCCCGGATCGTGACGCGCCGCTGCACGCCATGCTTTTGGTGGACCGTGCCGGGCACCCGGATCGGCTGGTGCGCGGAGCGGAAGTGAAGGTCGCCGCCAACCTTCTCCGCGACTTCGCCGCGCAGCGCGCAGACCCGCGCCAGATCCTCCCCCTCGGCCGGCTCGCTGAGCCGCCACCACGCATGGAGCTTGGCGGCCCCCTCGGCGGTGCGGCCGCCGCTTTCGACCAGGAGGGTGGGCGCGCCCAGGTGGTGGACCAGATGCGCCAGCTTGGCGGCGATGTCGCCGGCGTCGAGATCGACCACCACAGTCTGCATCTGCAGCACATGCTCGGCGCGGGCCTGGCCCTGCTCGGCGACGGTGCCGGGGATGACATAGACGGCGCTGCCCTCGCGCGCTGCCCAGGTGGCATAAGCGCTGAGGGATGCGGCGGCGTGCCGATCGGCCGGGACCCAGATGTTGTGGGGCTTGATGTTGAGCCCCTGGCCCTGATCGACGAAGCCGCGGACCGGGATCAGCCCGTCGCAGTAGCCGAACACCACGTCGAGGAAGCCGGCGATCTGCTCGATGTCCGGCGCCATGGGCGCAACGGCCGCAGGCATCGACTGCCCAGCGCCGGGAAGCCGATCCATCTCGATATTCCCACTGGCGGGAATATCGGTCGCGCCATCATCCACCAGTGGCGCAGCGTCGTTGAAGTCGCCCCATGCGTTCATGCAGGCAACGCCCAGCAGCGCTTGGCCCAGGGGCAGAAGCGACACTCGAAATGATCGGGCTGGGCGGCAATCCGCGGGAGGAGATCGCCCGCGTCGGTCGCGGCCAGGATGCGCACGCCGCGGTCCGACATGCGCTGCGCCAGCTCCGCGTTGAACGGCACCAGCTCGTGATGCAGCTCCGCCGTGTCCTTATTGATGGCGGTGAACAGCGCCGGATTGTCCGCCACGCCTGGGACGCTGGCGTCCATGTAGGCCTGGTAGACCGCAATCTGCGCCGCGTAGATCGGCTTGCTGGCCGCCACGCCCTTGCTAGACGTCTCGCGCCAGGACTTCGCGTTCATGGTCTTGCATTCCCACAGCGCGGGGAATGCCATGCCGGGGATCGCGGGGCCGCCAGCCAACACGCCATCCACGTGGCCGCGGATGCGACCGCCCGCGACCGAGAAGCCGAACTGCTCGCCATGCTCGCCGCCGCCGCGGCGGGTGTAGAGATCGAAGCCAGCGGCACGCAGCCAGGCGACGGCGACATCCTCCAGCGCATGCCCGATCCCGAAGATGCGCAGCAGCCGGCCGTCGAAATCGGAACCCTCATCCTTCGGGGCCTTCACGAACTCAAATTGCAGCGCGCGTTCGCAGGCATGGCCGAGGCGGGAGCCGCCGAGATAGGTCCGCGGCGGCGTGGCCGCGTTGGTGGCGACCAGCACCGCGTCGATGGCAGCATTCACATGCATCGAGGTCTGGCTGCGGCTGTTGAGGTCCAGCATCAGAAAGGAGCATCCGCGGCGCTGAGCGGGCGGTGGGGGGCATTTACCTGCCGGGCCGTGGCCTGCATCGCATCCTGAAAGCCACCGACGGCCACCTCGATCAGCGTAAGCACCTGGGGCTCAGTCAGATCGATCAGCCGCGTCTGCCAGCCGATCTCCCCCAGGCATTCGCCAAGGGGACGCATGGTGGCGCGGATGGCGGCCTGTTCCTGTTCAGTGAGGTCAACCACGGCAGGTGCGCTCCTTGCGGCAAGGGTGGTCCACAGCGCCTGGCAAGCCATGCTGCAGAAGGCGGTCGTGGGGCGTGGTGGTCGCCGCCGTGTCGGATCGAACCAGCCAAAGCCACGCGTGGAGCGGCGGCAGATGGCGCATGGTAGGACTGGGTTGTGCATGGCCAGTCATGCAGCCTGGCCCAGCGCGGCGGGCTGCGCGTTGCGCACCAGGCTGCGGATCGCCTGCTTGTTGAACTTGAAGGTCAGCAGTGCGGATGCCTGATATCGGGTCATGCCGAGATCAGCGCGCGCCTCCGGTGGCAGGTGGATCAGCTGCCGCTCGGTCGGCGCCTCGCGCAGCCAGCGCCGACTCTTGTGGGCGCTCTCGTCCGTCTCGTAGGCGTTCAGCCAGTCATCCGCCGCGGCCAGCGCCACCAGCCGCTCCCCGATGGAGAGCAGGCGGGGCCGCTCCTCCTTCGCGCCGCCAACCGCGTGCCAGGCCCCGTTCAAGAAGAAGATACCCGCCCAGCCGTTGAACCCATTGGCCAGCAGTGCCGCGTCATCACCGAACAGGTCGCACCATTGGAACGCGGAGCGACGGAGCAGATCGATCTCCGTCATGATGAAGTCGGCCAGCGGCGCCGTCTCGCGCCCGCGGGGTTCGAAGGCGTGGCCGCAGATCGGGCACTCCATCACCGCGATCGGCACCTCGGCCTCGCAGGACGGGCAGGTCTTGGTCGGCGGCTCGCCCTCGCCGGGCTGGCTGTCGAGATCGACATCCTGCTCCAGGCAGCCGTGGATCTGCGAGGAGGTGCCGAAGTCGAGCACAATGCAGTCGCGCTTGACGATGCCGGGATGCTCCGTGGGATCGACGGTGCGCAGCCCGCGACCGACCATCTGGATCATCGTGCACTTGAAGGAGCTGGGCCGCAGCAGGATGACGCAGGAGGTCGGCGGGTGGTCCCAGCCCTCGGTCAACACCGCGACGTTGACCACGATGCGTGCCTCGCCGGACGCGTAGGCCGCCAGGACAGACCGGCGCTCAGCCTCGCGCATGTCGCCGATGACCACCACGGTGGGCACGCCGGCGGCGTTGAAGGCGGTGGCGACATGTTCGGCGTGGGCGACGGTGGAGCAGAACACCACGGTCTGGCGGCCGTCGGCTTTCTCCTGCCAATGCTGCACCACCGCGTCGGTGACCGGCACCGTATCCATGACGCGGGCAACCTCGCCCATGTCGAAATCGTCGCCGCTGCGCCGCACTGCGCGGAGCTCATCCTGCACGCCGACATCGATGATGAAGGTGCGGGGTGGTACCAGGTGGCCGGAGGCGATCAGTTCGCCGAGGCGGATCTGGTCCGCGACGTTGGAGAAGACCTGGCGCAGTCCGATCTTGTCGCCGCGATTTGGCGTGGCCGTGAGACCGTAAATGCGGCAGTCGGGATTCCGCTGGCGTGCCTGGTAGATGATGCGCAGATAGCTGTCAGCGACGGCGTGATGCGCCTCGTCGATCACCAGCAGATCCAGCGCCGGCATCGCCTCGAGGTTCGCCTGTCGCGTCAGCGTCGGCACCATGGCAAAGGTGACCTGGCCTGCCCACGACTTTTGCCCGGCATCCACGACCGAGGTGGTGATGGCGGGATTCACGCGGCGGAACTTCGCCAGGTTCTGAGCCGTCAGCTCATCCCGATGCGCGAGGACCGCGGCCTTTCCCGAGCCGTTGCCGATATGCTCGCCCACCGCCGCTGACAACATGATGGTCTTGCCGGCACCGGTCGGGGCGACGCCGAGGGTATTGCCGTGCTCGCCGAGCGCACGGAGGCTGCGCTCGACGAAGATCTTCTGGCGGGGGCGGAGCATCATGCGGTGCGGCCCTCCCTCAGCGCGCCCAGGTGGGACGGGGATCGGCGCCGGGGGCGGGCTGCTGCGCAGGAGCCGGGAAGGCGCCCTGGTGCATGGCGGGCGCGGCCGGCGGTGCGTAAGCCGGCACCGGTGGGGCATAGGCAGGCTGCGGTGCCGCGTAACCAGCCGGTGCCGCCTGCCGTCCCATCGCCTTCGCGTAATCCCGATGGTCCGGGGTCACCGCCATGCGGATTTCGTTCTTGGCCTCGCCGCCGGCATCCGTGCCGTGGTCGATCTTTGCCAGGAACTCCAAGCCCTCGAGATCCGCAAAGCCGCCGATGCGGCGCGCAGCCTGTGCCTGCGGCGAGACATCCTTGTCGGAGATGCCGCGCGCGGAGTTCAGCATCCCGCGCAGGAAGCTGCGGCCCATACCCGCCCATTCCGGCCCCTTCGGGCTGTACAGCCCGATCAGCGTGAAGATTTTCCGCTTGGCGTAGGGCCCCTCCAGCACGGTGAACTCGCCATTGAGATAGACGGCACCGGCGCTGCTGCGCGTGGCATAACCACCCGTCCAGCCCTGGGTCGGGTCGTCGAAGCCGCCAGGGCGGATCGTCAGGCGCACCCGCACGATGGTGCCCTTGGGGATCAGGTTGGGGTTCGACTGGGCGTCGTTGTAATCGTTCCAGGAAGCCATGGTGCTTCTCCTCCGGTCAGGTGTTGGGAATGGTGGGTGGGGCGGGCAGCGCGAGCGACGGCGCGACGTGCGCCTCGATCGGCACCGACGGCGTGCGGATTTTCTGGAAGAGCTGCCCGAGATGTGGCGGCTCCAGCATGGCCAGACGGCCGGAGCGATCCTTGGCCGGATAGCCCCAGGGGTTCAGCGTCTGGCAGACGAGCCCCCGGAAGGACGGCACCACGGGCTGACCCGGTGGGACGTCCGTCTTGATCTCCGCCAGCGTCATGACTTGATCGACGATGCCGGGCAGCTCGAGACCGGTCTTGCTGCCATCGATCTGCGGCACGAAGACGCGGCGATTGAAGTCGTCCAGCTTCTCGTCGAGGATTCCGACGAAGATCACGTTGCGGCCACGCGCATGCTGCAGATGCGTGAGCCAGGCGATCATCTCGCGGCCATGCAGCCCGTAGGCGCCACGAAGGTCGGGCTTTCCTGTCTTCTCGGAATGCGCCTCGGGCTGGCCACGGCACCACTGAAAGCAAAGGCGCGCAGCGACCGTGATGCTGTCCACGAAGATGGTGACGAAGCCGTCCATGCGAGCCGGGTCGCCATAGGCCTGCACGACGCGGGCATATTGCGCGGTGGAATAGGGCTGGTCGTCGCGCAGCGCCGGATTGGGGCCGGCCAGGAACAGCGCGATGTCGCGGCATTCCTCCCAGGTGCGCGGGCGGATCGATGTGCCGCGCCAGTGCTGTACGGCGAGATCGCCGGCCTCCAGGTCGATGAACAGCGTGGTGCCGTCATCGAGCGTCAGCAGCAGGTAGGTCTTGCCGATTCCGCTCTTGCCGAAGATCACGGCCTTGATGCCGCGCAATTCGGCCTGCCGCTCGTCGGCGGTGATGATGCGAAGGGTCATCAGGCTTCACGCCCCTGATCCGGCTTCCCACTGCTGAGAAACAGGTGGCTCGGCACCGAACACGCCAAGAGGATGCTGGTCTTGCCGATGCCGTTCTTGCCGAAGATCACGGCCTTGACGCCGCTCGCCTCGGTCTGTCGCTCGTCAGTGGTGATGATGCGGAGCGTCATTCGGAGACTCCCAGCACGTCGGCCAGCGTCATGCGCGGGTTGTCCGCCCACTCCGGGAAGTCGGCGAGAACCTTGCGGGCGCGACGGGCGTATTCACGCATCTGCGCGGCCTTTTGCTCACGCAGTTCGATCATCTGGAGGAACTCGGGATGGGTCATCCGCAGCACCCGCTTGCGGACCGCGTCACAGCCCTCGTCGAGCGCTGCGATATCAGTGACCCAGTGATCGAAGCCCTGCGTGACTTCGGCGAGATCGCGCTGGCCGACCATCACGTCCTCGGTCATACGCTTGGTCGCCTCACGCTCGGGGCGGAAGTTGGCGACCTCTTCGCGCGCGCCGCGGCGCGCGAGCCGTTCGACGAGGCCCGGGATATCGACGCGGCCTTCGCTGGCCTTGGCGTAGAGCAGGTTGGCAGCCTCGTTCGTGCGAAAGCCGCCACCATCAGTGTCGAGTTCCGAGACGATATCGCGCAGGAGATTACGCAGCGTCATGTTCGGGTTCCAATTCGAGGTTGTTGAGAAGGCCCGATGCGCGCGCGATCAGCGCCTGCACGCGGGGCATCGCCTTGTGCGGCACCCCGAATTTCTGTGCGGCATCGAGTGCATCGATGAGCTTTTCGAGGGCGTAGATCGCATCCGACCATGCGGTGAGCGACGGGCGATCGAGGGCGGCGACAGCCGGCGGGAGTGGCCGAGGTGATGGGGGAAGGTGTTGCATTTCGGCAGGCTTCCGATTTGCAACACGGCTCACCGTCGCCGCATCGACCCCCTCTCGCGCAGCAATCTGGCGCATCGGCTCGCCAGCCTGGCGGGCTTCGATGATGCGGCCGTCTCGTGCGCGATCGAGTCCCTCACGCGCCTCGGCGGTGAGCTCACGCGCCCAGCGCTCGGAGCAGGCCAGCAGTTGGCGTACCGCCTCCACTTCATGCGCCTGACAGAGGCCGCAGCGGACCGCGATGACGTAGCCCTTGCGATAATCGCCCGGCTCGCGGCGCTTGCCGTGATGCGCGTTGGCCGACAGCGCGTGGCGGACCGCGTCCAGCCGCGTGCCCTGGCGGATTTCGGCCGCCACCTCGGCGCTCGCCTCATCCCCGCGTTCGCGCGCGAGCCCCTTCCAGGCGGCGTAGCGATGAAAGCCGTCGGCCAGCCAGTATTCTGAGCCGTCGAAGAACACGGTGATGGGCGGGAAGGTCGCACCTTCCCGCATGCGAAAGGCGTATTCGGCGACGGTCTCCTCGTCGAGGCAGACGCGCGATTGGCAGTCCGCGTCAAACCGAACCTGCGCCAGCGGCAGAGCTGCCATCAGCGACCTCCCCGCATCTGGATGATGCCGTCGGCATGCGGGCTGTCGCGCAGCGCCGTCTCGGACATGATGGCGAGGCGATAGGTGGCGCGCCCCGTCCGCACGGTGCGTGCTGGCTCGAAAGCAGCGCGAATGCGATCGGGCCAGGCGGTATAGGCCCGCTCCGAGACCTTGAAGCTGACCTCGACGTACTGGCCGGGATCCTCGCCGCCAGCGCGGATCTGTTCGGCGAGCGTGGCGAGCCGCGTCTGGTCCCAATCCACCCGCTTCGGCAGGTCGACCGCGATGTCGACAGCGCCGTCCTGGAAGCGGACCGTGCCAGTGTCCTTGCCGGCCGCGGCACGGGTGCCGACGGCGCGCTGCTCATAGCGGAGCGCGATCGCGGCCTCGATCCAGTCCTGCATGCGCTTGGCGGCGTCCAGCGCCTCACGCGCATCCGTCTGCAGCAGCGCCAGGTGCTCGGCGGGGAGCGCGATCACGTCGCTCACCGGCATGTGCCGAAGCGCGTCGAGGGTCGTGCGGTTGGTGCGGGGCGCCTCCATCACGCGGCCTCCGAGAGCAGCAGCGGCAGGATGGACGACGCGTATCGGCGGGGACGGCGACGCGCCACGAGGATGTAGGCGTAGTCCTCGTAGCCATGCCGGCGCTGCACGATATCCGCGAGGCCGAGCTCGGCAAGCTTCCAGGCGCGGGCCGCCAGGCGCTGCAGCGCAGTGCGCTCCTGCTCGGGCAAGCACTGCAACTGCGGGCAGACCTGCCGGGCGAGCGCGCCGCGGTGATAGGTGATGCTGTCGCCGGGAGCCGCGGCGCCCAGCCAGGTGCAGAGCGACGCCTCGGTGAGAGGCTTCGACACTGCGCGGATGTCGGTGATGTTGGTGTCCATACTTAGCCCTACCCAGCCCCTCGCCGATCCGTCTCAGGCCGCCGCGGCGATGCCGCCGGCGAGCAACCTCAGGCGCATTTCGCGGATGCGGCGGTAGAGGACCGACCGCGGCATCGGGCCCTGCTGGCCGAGCTCATGCGGCGTGCACTGCGTCAGGGCTGCGCAGATGCTGTGGTCGCGCTGGTCGAGGACGGCGCCAGCGCGATCCAGATCGAGGCGGCGTTCCAGGGCGGCCATCGCGTCTGTCTGCTGCCCGCACCACGCCGCATATCCCTCCGATTCGGGGATGATGTCGGCGAGCGTCAGCTCCTCCTCCTGGCCCGGCACTGCGTCATCCAGCGATGCCTCGTGACGTTCGCGCTTCTCGCGGCGAAGGCTGGTCGCGAGACGGGACGCGCGGTGCTGGAAGCAGACCGTGGCGAAGGCCGCCAACGTCCCGCGCGCCGGATCAAAGCCGTGCAGCCGGGTCAGGAGGTCGAGCAGCATGTCCTGCTCCATGTCCTCCCGCTCATGGCTGGGCCGCCCGAGGGTGCGGCAGAGGCGGCGCGCGTAGCGCGCGGCGAGCGGGTGAACGACGTCGAGATCGGCGAGGGAAAGCTGGGTGGGCATCGGGCGTGGCTCCTGCTGGTCGGCTATGACGTCCAGAAGCAACCACACGACCGGCTGGGGCGGAGAGGCGGAATGGGGCGGAATGGGGAATAAGGGGTAGCCTGGGACTAATTCCCCATCGCTAGATCAATGGCTTATGCGAGCTCTGGGCCGAAATCAGGGGGATAAGGCGCCGATTTACGCCCCACCCACGCGGGAACTGCTCCCCCAGCCGGTCGCCTGTGGATATCGGGGACAAGCGAACAGGAAGGGAACATTGCTGTTGACCGAACGCACAGCAGTTCGTCATGATCCTGGCATGTCCATCATTGTTGAGTACCCGCATCACGCCGCCTCGGGCGCGCCTCGGCCGTTGTCGGCCCAGACCCTCTGGGCGATCGCCGCGCAGGTGCGCCGCCAGGCCATGACCGAGCCTGGTGGATTCGCACTGCCGCTCGCCGCGCTGGTCGCCGCCACGCGGACGGTGTCGGCGAATGGCCGGCCCATCATGGTCGCCTGGGAGCTTGACCACCCTGTGCACGATGGCTCCGGGGAGGCGGTGCTCGGCGTCTGCGAGACGGACCCCGACATGCCCGGCACGGCGCTGGTCTCCGTGAATGCGCGCATGGTGGCCGGCCGGCCGGACCTGGCGGTGAGCACCGCGGCGCATGAACTGGGCCATGTGGTGTTCGACGTGCCCGTGGCACTCGGCACGCCGGCGCGGCGCTATCGCTCAGTCACGGCCGGCCCGAGCGCGCTGCTCGATCGGACCACAGCGGCCTCCGAGCGTCGGGCGAATGAATTTATGGGTGCGCTACTCGCTCCCCCGGTGCAGCTCCACCTCCGCATGCTGGTACACGCGCGATCGGAGCGGCTGCGCACGGTGCATGCTGCGCATCGGGGTCGGCAGGGCTGCCGCGTGTTGGCATCCGACAACCCGCCCGAGGTAATCGAGGGCGTGGTCGCCGCGCTGGCCGGCGATTTCGGTGTGTCGGAGCGCTTTATCGCCGTGCGGCTGAGCCGCTACGGCCTGGTGCAAGGAGAGCAACGGTGAGCTTTGGATCGGTCATCCGCGAGCGACGGACTGCGCTCGGCATCGGGTTGAACGATTTCGCGGAGCGATTGGAAATCTCGGCGGCCTATTGGTCGCGCATCGAGCGCGACCAGGAGAATCCACCCCGCGACGAACTGATCGAGCGTGCTGCTGCCATTCTCGGCGTGCGGATGGACGATCTGTTCGTCGAGGCGCAGCGACTGCCGCCCGACATGCGGAAGGATATGGCCAAGGTTGTGCAAGCGTATCGGCGGTTGCGCTTTGTCGGGAAGGGATGAATGTCGTGGGCGGCCGAGTTGTGAGGAAGCCGTGCTACGGGCTGGCCGAGGTCTGTGAACGTTGGGGCGTGAGCGAAAACGACATCGCCAACTTCGCCATCGCTGGCGAACTGACGCTATCGATCGTGGTGGCGCAGCTGCCGCTGGAAGATGGCAGCGTCGAGGAGGTGGATGACGGACATTTCGTCGACATGCCTGAGCGCCGCTTCCGGTTCAGCGGCACGCTGGACCTTTGGGCGCACGACGCCTGGCACGTGATGATGACAGGGACGCACGGAGTGAGCGCATTTCGCGCGGAGCCCGGCACGTACCGTTGCCTCTGGGTACCATCCGACGGGGAGAACCTATTCGATGTCCCTCGGGAGCGGCTGGTTGTTCGGCATGCCGAGCGGGAGCGATTCGAGGCCGAGCAGGCCACGGCCGTAGTGTCTACGGCACCCGGGCCAGTCGTCGCCCGAGGTGGCAAGCGCGGGGCGCCGCCGAAATATGACTGGGACGAGTTTTACTGCGAGCTGGCAGTGTCGATGCAGATTGATGGCTTCCCGGAGAGCCAGGCCGCCATCATTCGGCGAATGATCGAATGGTTCGCGGATCGCAATCAGTATCCGGACCCCAGCACGGTCAAGAAGAAGGTCGCGCTGCTGTGGCGTCGCTACCACGAGGCCTTGGCGCGCATGCCTGCCTGATTGGGACGGATCGCGGCGGGGACGGGTAGGGCTAAGTATGAAGCCATCACCCGTGGGACTGAACGCCCACCTCCCGCCGCACCTCCGAGAGGTGTGCAGCATCCTGGCCGCGGGGCTGCTGCGGCTGCGCAGCCGCGCCGCCGAGGAAGCTGCGCGCGAGGCTGCTGACCGTGGAGAGCGTGGCCTACACTTCCCGGCCCCCCAGCGCCTGGATGCGAACCGGACCAACCGGAGACTCGCATGACACGCGCCACCAAACCTAAAGCCGGCACCCCGCCGGCGCCGACCATCCCCGCCATTCCGCCGGCCGACGTGCTGGGCCGGCTGGCTGCCCTCAAGACCGCCGCCACATCCGACCTGAAGCAGCAGTGGCGTGAACTCTTCGCCGCCGAACCGCCGCCCTACAACCGGCGCTTCCTGGAGAGCCGCCTGGCTTATCGCGTGCAGGAAATCGCGTACGGCGGCTTGAAGCCGGAGACCATCCAGCGCCTCGAGGCCCTGGGCGAGCAGTTGGACGGCGGCAATCCCGTCCTGCGGCGCATCCGCGGCGACGATAAGCCGATCACCGGCACGCGCCTCATCCGCGAGTACCAGGGCGTCGAGCACAGCGTGACGGTGCTACACGACGGGTACGAATATCAGGGCCGCCCCTACCAGTCGCTCTCCTCCATCGCCCGCGCCATCACCGGCACGCGCTGGAATGGCTGGCTGTTCTTTGGCCTCAAGAACCGGAGGGGCACCGCATGAAGCGCAAGCCGACCGCCGAAGCCGCGATGCCGGCCACGGTGCGGAAGATCCGAGCCGCCGTGTACACGCGCAAGTCGAGCGAGGAAGGGCTCGACATGGAGTTCAACTCGCTCGATGCGCAGCGCGAGGCCTGCGAGGCCTACATCACCAGCCAGCGGTCGGAGGGCTGGGTGCTGGTGCCGGACCGCTATGATGATGGCGGCGTATCTGGCGGCACTCTGGAGCGGCCAGCATTGCGCCGCATGCTGGCGGATATCGAGCGCGGCCGCCTCGATGTTATCGTCTGCTATAAACTGGACAGGCTGTCCCGCGCGCTGATGGATTTCGCCAAGCTGGTTGAAGTGTTCGATGCGAATAATGTAACTTTCGTTTCAATTACTCAATCTTTTAATACAACCACCAGCATGGGACGGCTGACGCTGAATATTCTGCTCAGCTTTGCACAGTTTGAGCGCGAATTAATTGGTGAGCGTATCCGCGACAAGGTCGCGGCGTCGCGTGCGCGCGGGATCTGGATGGGAGGCTTCGTGCCGCTCGGCTACGACGCGCGCGATCGCAAGCTGCTGGTGAATGAGGCCGAGGCGGCACTGGTGCGACGGATCTTCGAAGGCTTCATCGAGACGGAATCCGGCACGAAGCTGGTCACCATGCTCCGGGCGGAGGGCGCCACCACGAAGCGGGGCCGCGCATTTACGAAGAGCGACACCTATCGGGTGCTGAGCAACCGGACCTATCTCGGCGAGGCGATGCACAAAGGGAAGTCGCATCCCGGCGAGCATGCCGCCATCGTGCCGCAGGCGATGTGGGACGCGGCCCACGCCCTGCTGACGATCAGCCCGAGGACCCGCGCGAATCGCACGCGCTGCCAGACGCCCTCGCTGCTGCGCGGGCTGATCTTTGGTGAGGATGGCCGCGCTATGTCGCCGACCCACGCGCGGGGGCGCCGCGGCCAGCAGTACCGCTACTATGTCAGCCAGTCGGTGCTGAAGGGCAGCGCCGCGGACGGGCCGGCCATTGCGCGCATTTCGGCGGCAGAGATTGAGGGCGCGGTCATCGCGCAGGTCCGCGGGCTGCTGCGCCAGCCGGAGGTGGTGCTGGGCGCCTGGCGCGCCGCACGTGCCTCTGCGCCCGACATGACGGAGGACGAGGCGCGCCTTGCTCTGGAGCGCCTCGACCCGCTGTGGGAGGAGCTGTTCCCCGCGGAGCAGGCGCGGATTATCCGCCTCCTGGTCGACCGGGTGGACATAGGCGTCGGCGGCGCCGACGTGCGGCTCAAGCTCGAAGGGCTGGCCAGCCTTGCGCGGGACCTGGCCACGCCCGCTGAACCTACGAGGGCTGCGGCATGACCGGCGCCGCGCAGATGCTGACCGTCCGGGTGCCGCTGGCGATCCGGAAGCCGCGGGGCGGGCGGAAGCTGATCCTCACGCCGAGCGGCACCACGAACCGGAGCCCCTCGGCTGCGGACACCACGTTGGTCAAGGCGCTCGCCAGGGCGTTCCGCTGGCGGCGGATGATGGAGACGGGCCGCTACGGCACGATCGACGAACTGGCGGCCGCCGAGAAGATCAACTCGTCCTATGTGTCGCGGCTGCTCCGCCTCACGCTGCTGGCGCCCGACATCGTCGAGGCAATCCTGAACGGGCGGCAGTCGGAGGGTATCACGCTGCCGGGGCTGATGGAGCCGTTTCCGGTAGAGTGGACCCTGCAGCGAAGGGCATGTGCGCCAGGAAAGCGCGCGAACGCCACAGTTTGTGAAGACGGCGGCTCAGCTGCCTTGGTCCCAACATCCGAGATGTCGCTCAAAGCCCCAGGAAATCTGCAAAACGGGGCGACAAATCGCGGCACGGCGGGTAGGATTCGCTCCGCCCCGCTGGAACAACCGTAGGGGGCATGGAAAGTGATGGCTCGCAGCGACCTCCTTGTTTCAATTGTTCGCGCAGCGGCTACCGGCGATCGGCAGACGCTGAAGTCGGCCGCGGAGGCGCTGGCCGCCGATGAGCGAGCCAAGAAGCATCATATTTTGGCCGATAGGCTTCAGCGCGCGCTGTCCGCTGTGCCGGTCACGCCGCCCCCACTGACGACGTCGAGCAGCAGCGGACCGACTTCGGGACGGGAAGCGATCTTAGAGGTCCAGCCTAGGACTCGTCTCGACGACCTGCTTCTCCCGCTGCCGGTCCGTGAGCTTGGCCGCCAACTTGTAGAAGAGCATTCCAGGGCGGACGTGCTCAGGGCGCACGGCTACGAACCCAGACATCGCGTACTATTGTCGGGTCCGCCCGGTAATGGGAAGACGTCTTTTGCCGAAGCTATTGCTGAAGCTCTTTCGCTTCCTTTTTTTGTTGTTCGATACGACTCCCTTATTGGTAGCTATCTGGGAGAAACAAACGTCCGACTTCGGAATTTGTTCGATTACATTCGAACACAACCCAGCATTTTATTCTTCGATGAGTTCGATGCGATAGGTAAAGAGCGGGGAGACACGCATGAAACCGGCGAGATCAAGCGGGTCGTCTCGTTTCTTTTGATGCAACTAGATCAACTTCCCAGTTATGTTATTGTTATAGCCGCCACCAATCATGCAGAACTACTTGATCGGGCTGTTTGGCGTCGATTCCAGATGAGGTTGTCCTTTCCTGCTCCGGATAGAAAGCAAGTTGAGGTGTTCCTCGAACGCATCGTATCGGGCTGGCCATCTGCGCCGCGGCACTCGGCTCAAAGAATGGCGAGCCGACTTGGCCCCGTGAGCTATGCCGAAGCGCTTGATTTCTGTCACAATGTGCGGCGCCGTCAAATACTCGGTCTTGGAGAAGTGAAAATCGATGATGCGGTCGAGACTGAACTGGGGCTTTGGTCGTCGCGTGTCCGACCCGAGGCGCTGAATGGCGAGCGATCCGACCAAGCCGCTTCTAAAACTGGCGCCTCAGCCGGCTCGCGACAGACCCGTAGGCAGGCAAAGGACGGTACCGAAGCCTAACGCCTTTCCACAAGGGCGCCAGACCGCTGCCTTTTCACCGAAGTTCGATCGCCTAGCGCAGGTCCTAGAGCGCGACTCCACTGGCCTTGAACTGAGGGCAGACGCAACGGCCCTGGCTCCCGAGCGTCTGCTCGTGTTCGAGGTGCGAGGCAGCGTCGGGCAGTTCGCCGCGGCAGTGCGACGCGTGCCGGGCTTGGAACTCGTTGACGAAGAGGAATTGGAAGGGGACGGTCAGGACGACGCTCCCGTTGCGTACTTGATGGTGCCCGATGTCAGGGCGCTTGGTGACTTACTTTCCTTATGGCGCCGGTGGACGGCTGATCAGCTTCGCCATGGGGAGACCCCGTGGAGAGATGTTTTTTCGCTCCTGCGAGATCTGCGACCGTGGGGCGCAGCCGATCGGGTTCAATCTCGTGAGTCAGACATTTTGACTGAAGAGATTGCCGGCCGTAGCCAAGATGATCGCGTGAAGCTTGAAATCGAGCTCGTCTACAGATCTGGCGATCAAGTCGGTATCGCCCGAGAAAATGAAGTTCTCACTGCTGTTCTGGCTTGGGGCGGACGATTGATATCTAGATGCCGAATCGATTCTATCGCTTATCACGCAATTCTGGCTGAACTTCCAGTCCACGCTGTGCGTGCTATTATTGACCGCAATCCCACAAGCATTGTGTCATTGGATCCTGTGATGCATATCCGACCGCAAAGCATCGCGAGCTCCATTGATATTGCAGACGCCGATGACGCGGGAAGCACACCAGGTGCTCGAACTCTTGCAGAGCCAATTCTGGCCCTTCTCGACGGCGTGCCGATCGCGGCCCACCCACTGCTTGCAGAGCACCTGGTGGTTGATGATCAGTTTGGGTTGGAGCCCGAATCGCCTGTTGCGAACCGTGTCCATGGAACCGCGATGGCTTCGCTGATCGTACACGGAGATCGCAATCGGGCAGAGGCGCCACTACCGAGGCGGGTGCATGTAGTGCCGGTAATGGGCGCCCAGGACTGCTTTCCGGACGACCGGCTTATTGTGGACATCATTTTCCGCGCGGTGGTAGCAATGCGCGAGGGCGCCAATGCAACAGCGCCGCATGTCCTCATCGTCAATTTGTCGCTCGGAAATGCGCGCCGACCGTTTCACGGGCAAATATCGGCATGGGCGAGATTGATAGATCGTCTATCATATCAATACGGAATTTTGTTTATTGTCAGCGCTGGAAATTGCACAGATCCGTTTCCCATTACCGCATACGCAAACAGTATTCAGTTTGAAGACGCACCATCTGCTCATCGGTCTGCGGAAACGCTGCGCGCAGTTGCTGCGCTCGTCGCGGACCGGCGCCTATTTTCACCAGCGGAGACCGTAAACGGTATTACTGTTGGCGCAGCCAATATCGACGCGGTTCCTGTAGCCGACCGCGTAGTAGCAAGATCGATCGTCAATCCGTATTTAGAGCAGCGCATGGCCAACCCGTCGAGCGCACTCGGACCCGGCTTTGCGCGTTCTGTAAAGCCCGACATCCTTATGCCCGGTGCGCGCGAACATCTTCGAATGGTCAGCAGCAACCCGCATATAGAGGTCAGGCCGTCTGGCCCCGCCCGTTCGGCCGGCCTGAAGGTTGCCGGACCACCGCAAGCAGGGCGCGAGAACGTCGAAAGTTACACAAACGGCACGAGTGGAGCAGCTGCACTCGCATCGCGGACCTGCCATCGCATTCATGATGCGCTTGAGGCAGCCTACGGCGCTGACTTCGTTCGCCTACCCCACGTCCAGCGCGCGGTCCTGATCAAGGCGTTGCTCGCCCATCCGGCGAGTTGGCCCGACGAGGCCGCCACACTCATTCGCACAACGATCGGTCCGCCCGAAGGCAAGTATCACACGCGACAAAAGGACAATATCCGGAGATTCCTCGGGTTCGGCATCGTCGATGCTGACGATGCGGTGGCTTGCGCCGCCGATCGAGCAACATTCTGGGCAACAGGGACGCTCGAAGCTAACAAAGTCTGCAATATCGACGTGCCGCTGCCGGTAGCGATGGGGGGAAGGGCATCGTCTCATTCGCTTTCAGCTACTTTGGCCTGGTTCACTCCCATCTCACCGGGCCGCAGGAGCTACAGGGCCGTCCGTCTGAAGCTTCTTGAGCCTGATGGCCTAGCCGACTTGAGCGTGAGTGCGCATTCCAATCAGCCGGACGGCAACCAGACAAATCGTGGCACCCTTTTCAACAGGTGCTGGACTGGGGATAGCGCTGCCGTGATTAGCCCGAGCATGTCGATCAAGTTGACTGTGCAACGTGATCCTGATCAGGGCGAGGCGATCGACGAGGCCATCCCCTTCGGCTTTGCGGTGACCCTGGCAATGCCAGGAGCCATCCAAATTTATGAGCAGGTCCGGCAGCGGCTCGCGATCGTCCCGCGCGCTCCAGCGTGATCTACGCTTGCGGATGGCGTCCCGGGTCATCGTGCTGGGGATCTGCAAGCGAAACCAGATCGCAGATATGCCAGGCCTTTATTTCGTTATCCGCGATCTCGACCGCTGATAGCTGCCTCCGGTATGTTACTTATCGAGGGCGTGCGACGTAGGCCCAACGGGAAAGTGGCATCCCGGCGAACTAGTACTACAACCGGCACGGGGGATTTGAAGGTCATGGGCGTCAAGGGGGGCAGCAAGCCGCGCGATGATGTTTTGCAGGGCGAGTTGGATGACGCCATCTTCGCAGCCAGCTTCGGCAAGCTGATCCGCAACGACGGCCCGCTAATTTATCGCGATCCGGATCAGTTCTTCAAAAATACTCACCCAACCGCTGCCTTGTCGAAACTCTGCCGCGACGTCTTCGGCCGACTCGCGTCGACCACCGAGGCCGGGGCAATTCTGCGCCTGTCGACCGGGTTCGGGGGCGGCAAGACCCACGCACTCATGACGCTCTGGCACCTGGCGAAGGTGATGGGCGACCCGACCAAAGGTACTGACCTCCTTCCTCCCGCTGGCCGCCCTCCTTCCGTCCGCATCTGTGGCATCGACGCCGAAGGCGCAGGCTATCCGGTCTTCGCCCGGCATGGCGACCTTGAGGCAAAGAGCCTCGCGGCCGAGCTCGCCTTCCAGCTGGGCGGCCCGAGCGCCCTCAACGCCCTCGGCCCCACCAACAGCGCCGCTGCCTCGCCAGACGAGCAGACAGTCGAATCCTGGCTCCCTAACGAGCCGACCCTGATCCTCCTCGACGAGCTCGTCCTGCACATGGACAAGCTGACAGAGCAGGAAATCGGCAACCTGATCGGCTTCCTCCGCACGTTGATGACGGCCATCGCCACCCGGAAGCAGACCGTGCTGGTCATCACGGACCCCAAGGACCAGCCGGCCAACGCTCAGGGCGCAGCACGCCTGCAGCACCTCGCGCGCGTGCTGGAGCAGCAGACCGGCCGTCAGGCCACCGTGATCGAGCCGATCGGCAACGAGACCGCCCAGGTCATCATTAGGCGCCTGTTCGACACGGTGGACCCCGCCTTCGCAGCAAAGGCTTCGGCCGACCACCATGCCCTCTACCAGCGCGTAGCTCAGGACCATCCAACCCTGGTGCCGGAGGAAGCGCGCTCGCCGAAATACGCCGAGCGCCTCCGCGCCTGCTATCCGCTGCATCCGCGCCTGATCAAGACGGCCGAAGAGCGTCTCCGCGTCCTGCCGGACTACAACCTCTCCCGCGGTACGCTCCGCCTGTTCGCCAGGATGGTCCGCGGCGTGTGGGACGACCCCGCGCGCGATCCTGACATCATCACCGCCGGCGAGATCAACTGGTCCAGCCCGCTGATCCAGGACGACCTCCTCGAACGGCTGGGTCGCGAGAAATTCCGTGCTGCCGTTGCCGCCGATGTCGAGGGGCACGCCGGTGACCTGGATAGCGGCAGCTGGGGACACCACCGCCGCGTCGCGTCAGCGCTGTTGCTAGAAAGCCTCCCACTGGAAGCCAATAGCGGCCTCGATCCTGCCGACCTGACCCTTGCCGTGCTGCGGCCGGAGGATGGCGGCGACGAACCATCCCACGCGCTCGATCGCCTCGCCGGAGCCTGCTGGCACCTGTACCCGATGAGCGGCAGCGCCAATGCCTGGCAGTTTCGCTACGAGCCCAACATCCTGAAGCAGATCGAGGAGCGGATGGGGCAGGTGCCGCGCCCCGACGCGCTCGACCGCCTGAAGACCGAGGTTCAGAAATCCTTCCAGGGTGCCTTCGCCAAGCTGCTCGCCTGGCCGCCCAACGCCAAGGCGGTGCCGGAGCGTCCCGAACTGCAGCTTGCGCTCTGCGAGAGCGAGGACATCGCAAAGCTGGTCGTCGCCTACACTGACGACACGCCGGGCGCCGAGACCATGCGGACCTACCGCAACGCCATCCTGGCCGTGGCGCCGGATGCCAACGGACTGGAGAAGGCGATCCAACGCATCCAGCGCCTGATGGCCGCGGAGGCCATCGAGGCGGAGCAGACCTCGAGCGAGGGCGGCAAGCTGGCGCGCGAGCAGCTCAAGAAGCAGATCCCCGAACTGCGTAAGGCGACGCGGCTGGAAGCGGCGCGTGCGTTCAACCGCCTGGTCCTGGCGGATGGGGCCGGCCTCACCATCGATGAGCGCTTCATCGCACCGCCCGACACTCCGCCGATGCAGCTTCCCTCCGGTCAGGACGCCGTGAAAGCCTTCGTCGAAGACCGCAAGCTGATCTACGGCGACACCGACAGTCTGTTCCCTGATCGCTTCGTGGAACTCGTGTTCAGTGGCGCGGTGCCGTTGACGGATGAACCCGAAGCGCGCGCAGCATCCGCCCTGCAGAAGCGATTCCTCTCCGCCCAGGGCCTACGCCTGGTTCCGAATGCGAGCGTCATCCGCAGTTCCATCCTGCGGGCCGTCACGGATGGCAAGCTGGTCGTGCGGCAGGAGGACGGCACCGCCTTCGACGACAAGGGTGCGGTCTACACGACCAATGGCCATCGCCGGCGTGATGATGGGCGCAAGCTAACGACACTGCCGATGGATGATGCGACCAGGGTTGCCGAGGCCAGCAGCGCAACGGGCAAGGAATGGCTGAAGGTGTCCGGCGCGCAGGAAGCGATGCCGAAGCCCGGCAGCCTGCCGCTGCCACCGCCGCCGCCCAAGAACGCTGGCGCCACCTCAACCACCGACACCGAGGTAGCATCCACCTACGCTGACAAGCGCGCCCTGCTGAGCCTTCGCATCACCTGTCTCACCGCGGCGGATGCGCAGAAGGCGCTTGGTGCCGCCAGCCCGCTCGGCGCGGCCGAAATCACCATCGAGGCCGAGCTGACCGGCGACATGAAGGACGGTGGCAAACTGACCTTTAGCGTGGCGGAGACGAAGGTTGCTGCCGCCATTAAACCTCTGACTATGGCGCAGACCTTGGGCAATGCCTTGGCGCCTGGCAGTTCGATCCGCGTGACCGTGGTGCTGGGCTTCGGCAAAGACGGCAAGGCCGATTTGGGTGCATCACTGCGGAGCTTGTTCATGCAACTACCGGATACCGCCACCATCGAAGCGCGCTTCGCGCCGCTTTCGGCCTGAACGCGTGGCATCGGCACAGGTCCAGGCCACGCGCGCGGCGCCTTTCGCCTTGCGCGTGGTGCAGCGGCAGCAAGGGCTTGCGGCGATCATTTACCGCCGGCGCGTGAATGACAGGATGGAGGAACGCTTCGATCGTGTGGCGGCGCTTTCGCCGCTCGCGCTCACCGCGGCTTCGGGCCTTTTGCGTGCGGCGCTGAAGGCCGCGGGCGGCAAGTCGAAGCTGGAGCCAGGCCCGTATCAACCGCTCGACGAGGATTGGGGGGCACGCGTGGCGGGCTTCGCCATAGTGGCGCGGGGCCTACGGGAAGCGCGGCGGCTGTCCAAGTCGGCCGAGCATTTCCGAGCGGCCGATGCGACCGAGGCAGCCTCCTGGTTCGGCCGCATGCAGGACGGGCGGGCCCTGCGCTGGGTGCGCGCACTGAGAATCATCACTGAAGCTGTGAAGTAGGGTCGGGGACGCAAAACATGCCGGATGGCACGAAGACGGGGCGGCCTCGGCTGCTGATCGAGGACTGGCTGCCAGCGGCGGCGATTGGCGTGGAATGCATGCGGGAACGCGGCTCTGCAAGCGCCCTCGCTCCGACTACGTATTTCCATGTGTGGTGGGCGCGGCGACCCTTGGCGGCAAGCCGCGCCGCGGTACTTGCGAGCGTGCTCCCAGCGGACTTTCCAAGAGAGACCTTTGAGCGGTTGATTGGCTTCGGGCGTTCGGGCCACGAACTTGTTGCTATTCGTGAACTAATGAACACTGGAGTTCAGGTCCCCGGCGGATTTGGTTCGCCTCGCGCATTCAAGGCACCTATTCGCACGAAAGACGTTCAAGCTGCCCATGCCGCGGCGACCCGAACTTGGGGGCACCTGCCAACCATAATGGACCCGATGTCCGGCGGCGGCTCAATCCCGCTGGAGAGCGCTCGGCTCGGCTTTCCGACCATAGCAAACGAGTACAACCCGGTTGCGTGCAGCGTGTTGGAGGCTACGCTCGACTATACGTTCCGTTTCGGACCGAAGCTCGCTGTTCGAGCACGCCATTGGGGTCGTGAGTGGGAAAAGCGTGTAGCAGCTCGGATTGGGCGCTTCTTTCCAAAGGAAACAGGCGCCAACGTCCAGGCCTATATCTTTGCCCGCACGGTCCCATGCCCGACAACAGGACACATGACACCGCTGGTGCCTGACTGGCATTTGCGAAAGCCGAAGGGCGGGATCCCCGTTGTAGCCGAGCCCATCGTCAACAAAGGATCTGGCACCTGGACGACCGCCATCCGCCCGGTAGGCATCGGCCAAGGCGCCATTGGTGCACCGCCGGTCCGCACCTATGCAAAGGGCAAAGGTATCAGCGTCTTTACCGGAGAGAGCATTCCGGCTGCATGGATTAAGGCTCAGGCCCAAGCGGGTCGCATGGGCAGTGCGCTCTACGCCGTCGCGCTGAAGACGCCGCAGGGTCTCAAATTTCGACCTCCGCAGCAAGCGGACCTCGATGCGTTGGAAGCGGCAGAGCAACAGCTCAATCAATGGCGTGGCGACTGGGAAGTAAGAAATCTGATTCCGACCGAGGAATATCCTCAGGTTACAACCGACCATCGGCCGCGCACCTACGGAATGCCGCGATGGGCCGATATGTTCAGCCCTCGCCAGCTTCTGGGTTTTGGCGTGTTGATGGAGGAATTGCAGGCTATCCGTAGCGAAATTATCTCGACTGACGGTGACGAGCTTGGAGAAGCAGTCGTACATCTTCTTGCTTTTGCCATCGACAAATTCGCGAACTGGAACGCGATTTTGTCATCCTGGAATGTCCGCGCCGAGACGGTCCGGAGCGTCTTCGATCGCCATGATTTCGCGTTCAAACTTACCTACTCAGAGATCGCCCCCGTCCAAGCGAGCGGTGGGCTAGCGTGGGTGATTGAAAACGTAGTTGACGCCTACGAGGCCATCGCGAAGCTGCCCCGTTTTGAGGGTGCCAAGGGTGTGGAGGCCACACAGGGGTCTGCCACCTCCCTTATCCATCTGGCCGACGCGTCACTTGAGGCTATCGTTGTCGACCCGCCGTATTCTGACAACGTTCAGTACAGCGAGCTCGCAGATTTCTTTTATGTCTGGCTCAAGCGGAGCCAGGGCCATCGACGCGCCGAATGGTTTTCCTCGCTACTCTGCGAGAACGGTGATGAAGCTGTAAAGAACGACGCCCGTTTCCGGATAGGGACCAAGAAGGCAAAGGATGCCGCAACTGCGGCACAGGCGCACTATCAGTCTCTGATGACTCAGGTTTTTGCCGAAGCGCGGCGAGTGCTTCGTCCAGATGGCGTCTTAACGGTGATGTTTACCCACAAGAAGCAGGAAGCCTGGGAAGCTCTTTTCGCTTCTCTGATTGATGCGGGCTTCACTATCACTGCGACATGGCCCGTCAAGACGGAGGGAGAGCACAGCCTTCATCAAGCCAAGAAAAATGCTGCGCAATCCACCGTCATCCTTGTCGCGCGCGTTCGTGCAAATAGCGCAGGCACAGGATATTTTGATGGAGCGATGCAGCGCCGTATCCGTGATACCGCCGAAGCGGTTGCCGAGCGATTGTCTGCCGAGGGGCTGAACCCAGTCGATCAACTCGTCGGAAGCTTCGGTCCAGCGATGGAAGTCTTCTCGGCTTACGATCAGGTGAGGACCGACACGGGCGAGCCCGTCGGCGTCGGCGCTGCGATCGACATCGCCGCCGATGCGGTCGCCGGGTGGCGTATCCGGCAATTGGCGCAAGGTGGATTGCAAGGGGTCGAGGGCGAGGCACAATTCGCTCTGCTTTGCTGGGCAACCCTCCGTGCTGCAGAATTCCGCTTTAACGAAGCGAAATTGCTCGGGCATGCGGTCGGCATGGACGTCTCGACGCTGCAGCAGGCCGGACTGATTGCCGTCAAGGCAGATAAGGTGAACATCCTTTCCGCTGCTGACCGACGGCGCGAGTCGCCACTGACCGAAGATGAAGCGCAGCAGCTTCTGTTTGGTTGGGAGCCGGGCAAAGGCAAGCGGCTGAAGAAGACCGAAGCGCTGAAGATCCATCCGCGTGACACGGTCTTCCGTACCCATCTCGACAAGGCCCAGGCCCTCGCCCTGACGTATGCCGATGCTGACGGCGGCGCAGCCGGTATCGGTGCCGCGCGATCCTTCGCCGCCCGTCACGGCATCAAGCTGGGCGATCCGACCGTCCGCCTGATCGAGGCGTTGCTGCGCGCCGCCCCGCCGGCTGTGCGTATCGAGAAGAATGCGGTGGCCCAGAAGTTTGCCGAGTTCCGCGCCTGGCACGCCATGCTCCTGCCGGTCTTCGGCCTAACCCCGCCGGACTGGACGGAGAAGAAGCCAGACCAAGCCGTTCTCGAACTGCTCGCCAAGACGGCCACGCCCAGCGCCGAAGACGCTGACGAGGTTGAGACCGAGGACGAGGAGGAAGATGACGAGGAGGAGGATGAGGAGGAAGAATGACCGTCTCGCTCCGCGAGGTTGACTGGCCACGCTTCCTCCGCGCCCCGGACGGCCAGTTGGTCGCCCGGCTTTACGAGCCCGGGCTGCGTCGCGCGGTGCGCTACGATCGTTGCTGCGCCTACTTCTCCTCCTCCGTCCTCGCGGCCGCGGCCTCTGGCTTCGGCGCCTTCATCGAGCGCATTGTGGACGGAGCGATTACTCAGAAACCCGCGCTGCGCCTGCTGGTGAATGAGGAATTGGCTGAGCCCGATGTGCGGGCGCTGCTGGATGCCGGTGATGACGGGCCGCTGATCGGGGCCCTGCTCGCGCGGCTCGGCACGCCCGAGACGGCCCTGCAGAAGGGGCGGCTCGAAATGTTGGCCTGGCTGGCCCGCGATGGCTGGCTGGAGATGAAGGTCGGCGTAATGCGATACGGCGACGGCATTCTGCACGCCAAGTTCGGCTTGTTCGTGGATGCCGTCGGCGACGCTGTGATTTTCGACGGAAGTGGTAACGAGAGCAGCAGGGCGCTCCGTAGCAACTACGAGATGCTGACGGTCGGCGGAAGTTGGGATGACACGAAGCGCCATCTGCATTTCCGCGACGAGTTCGACCTGCTCTGGTCCGGCGAAGATCCTGCTGTCGTCACAGTGTCGCTGCCAGACGCAGTGCGCGACGCGCTTATCAAACTCGCGCCGGAAGCACCGCCGCTGGCAGAACCCGAAGACAATCTGCGCCGCCAGCGGGCCGCGATGCTGTGGGGCTATGCCCTCGAAGCGCCCTACATGCCGGAGGGGGGCGCCGCGACCTGCGACGCGATGGCTCCCGTCACGCTCTGGCCGCATCAGCGGCATGTGGTGGCGGAGACGGCCGCCGCCTGGCCCGAGGGCCGCCTGCTCTGCGACGAGGTAGGTATGGGCAAGACGGTGGAGGCGATCCTTGCACTTCGCCGCTTGCTTGCGGGCCGGGGCGTGAAGCGCGCGCTGCTCCTGCCGCCTGCCAACCTGCTCCCGCAGTGGCAGGGGGAGCTGCGCGAGAAGGGCGGCCTGCGCGTGCCGCGGATGGAGGGGCCTAGGACGCTCGTCTGGCCCGATGAGACGAGGCAGACGGTCTCTGGGTTGGCCGAGGCCCTCGACCAGCCTCTGCTGCTGCTCAGTCGAGAGACGGCGCGGTCCGAAGGCAACTTGCCGGCGCTGCTGGCTGCGCCTCCATGGGACCTCGTACTGCTCGACGAGGGCCACGCCGCCCGCCGTGCCAGCCAGGTCGAGGGCGAGTTCAACACGCCGACGCTGCTTCTCGGGCTGCTGAGACAGATGCAGATCAAGGATCAGGCGCGCAGCTTCATGATCCTGTCGGCCACGCCGATGCAGACGCATCCGTGGGAGCCGTGGGATCTGCTTCAGGTGTTGGGTGAGGGTGGGCTGTGGCTCTCCGGCTTCCATGTCGTGCGGCGGTTCTATGAGGCGCTGGCGAGCCTGGAACGCGGGGCCCTTCCGCGGACCGAGGGCATCGCGTTGGCCCACATTCTGGTGGCGACGCCGCAATGTCCGCCGGCGCCGGCCAGCCTTGGATTGCCGCCTATCGATGATGCCGACGCCTTCGCAAAGGCGCTGCGGTTCCTGCCGCCGGCATCCCGCCAGGACGCTGTGCGCTGGCTGCGGACCTGCTCGCCACTCGCGAGGCGCATGCACCGCAACACGAGGCAAACGCTGCGCAAGTACTTCGACATGGGCCTGCTGGAACGGCCACCGCCGACCCGTGCCGTCACAGACGACCCCTTCGACTTCGAGACCGCTGAGGAGCGGGAGGTCTATGAGGCGGTAACGAGCTACATCGACCGCCGCTTCGACGAGTTGGAGAACCAGAAGCCTGGCAAGGGCTTCGTGATGACGATCTATCGTCGCCGTGCCGCGAGCTCGCCGGTGGCGCTACGGAAAAGCCTGGAACGGCGCGCGACCGGTCTGAAAGCCGTCATCGCCCAGCACGCACCGGATCCGAGCATTCTCGACCTGGAAGATGCCCAAGAACTCGAGGACCTGCTGAATGTGAAGCTGACCTCAGCGTTGCCGGAGACGCCGGAGGAAGCGCGCGCAGAACTTGGCGAAGTCGAAGACCTGCTGGAACGTATTGCGGCACTCGGCGCCTTGGATACCAAGCGCGACCGGCTGGTGGCACGAACCAAGCAGCTCACCGGCGATGGTCGCGCCGTGCTGATCTTCACGGGCTACTCCGACACGATGGCGTATCTGCGCGATGCCCTGGTCGGTGCCTTTGGCGCCTCGGTGGCGTCCTACTCCGGCGAGGGTGGTGCCCTGAGATCGGGGAACGGCTGGGTTTACGCCTCGAAGGAGGTGGTCACCAAGGCGCTCCGCGACGGCACGATCAAGGTTCTGGTTTGCACGGACGCGGCCAGCGAGGGGCTGAACCTCCAAGCCGCCGGTGCCTTGGTCAACTTCGACCTGCCGTGGAATCCGTCGAAAGTTGAACAGCGGATTGGGCGCATCGACCGCATTGGACAGGAGCTTCCTGTCCTACCCGTCATCAATCTCTACCTGAAGCACAGTGTGGACGAGCGGGTTTACCGGGCGCTGGCGTCGCGCTGCGGCCTATTCGAGACCTTCGTGGGCCCGATGCAGCCGGTGCTTTCACAGGCGCTGCGGATGCTGATCGGCCGCGCCGAGGTTGATGAGGAAGCGCTGGCCCGAGCAGCAGACGAGATCCGGACCAATCCCACGCTGATGCAGGCATTTCCCGAGGACGAGCCGGTTCCCATGGTTGCCGAGACTGGTCTCGTCTCAGCAAGTGACACCGAGGCACTCCTCGCGGCGTTGGACGGGACGGGTGTGCGTGTGACGGCGGAGAGCAACGCCCTTCACCGGATCGGGGACGGACCCCTCCGCTTGGTAACGCAACCGTCTGCGATCACTGCCAGCCCGGAGGCCGCCTGCGTCGATGGGCTGGACCAGCGTCAACACGCGATGTGCCGGCAGCTACAGCAGCCTGGTGAGCGGCTGCCACTGCTGCTGGTTTCGGCTGAGGCGGGCGCCTTTCGGGTCACGCTCTGCGCATGGTTGGGTGACGGGGGAATGCAGGAGGTCAGGTCCTTCGCCGACCTCAAGACTCTGGTGGCGTCCTGGAATGGCAAGGAGGCCCCAACGGGAGCCTGGCAGGCCGCGAGAGCGGAGCTGCGCCTCGCTGCGCAGAGCAAAGTCGCAGATATGGCCGACCGATCCGCGACCGCGGCTGCATCGAAAGCCGCAGCTCAGAATGAAGCTGCACGGCTCCGGTTGGTCGACGAGCTCGGCCGGCTCCTTATCTGCTTTGAGCCGGATATCGATGATCTGAATGGGAAATTTCATCGACTAGCGACCGACCAGACTCCCACCGCTCATCGGCTCCAGAATGTATTTGGGCGGCTTGGAGGCTACCCGGATTGGGAAGGACACCACATCGCCGACCTCCGCGAGTTTCGAGCGAACCTCGGTCCGAGTCAGGTGAAGACTCGGCTCACTGGCCGGGAGTTGGATGCAGCATTAGCAGACCCGCGTTGGGGTAAGCCGCAGTGACTGGTCCGATGTTTCTCTCGCTGGATTCGGCTGCGATGGCGGAGTGCATCGGCGGCGCCCAGGTCTCAGTCTGCTATGCGGCACCGGGGATCCAGCAAGAACCCGCAGAGGCCCTGGCCCGCCTGGCCAAGCACCTTGATCCGGTCCTGATCACAGTGATCCTGGACTTCGATGAACGCGTGATGCGCATGGGGTTCGGGGACCTCGCTGCTGTAGCGGTTCTCCGAGGCGCCGGGATCACCGTGCGCTCAACCCCAGGGCTACGCACCGGCCTCCTGGTGGTTGACGACGCGGGTTTCATCTTCACGCCCATCGCCCGGTACCTCGAGGCCGACCGGCGAGAGACCGAGGCTCCGAACGCCCTCCGCTTGTCTCCGGAGCAGGTGCGGGAAGCCCTCGCTCGGCTTTCCCCGGCTGCCAAGGCGATAGCCGTAGCGATGGCGAAGACGCCCGAGGAGCGGGAAAGGATCCAGGAGCAAGCCGTCGAGGTGCGCTCCGACGACATCCCGCCGGCCCAGTTCGCCAAGGTCGAGCAAAGCCTGCAGGACGCGCCACCGGTGAGGTTCGACGTCGCCCGCCAGGTCCGCGTCTTCGAGCCCTACCTGCAGTACGTGGAACTGAATCTCACCGGCGCGGCCATTCAGCGGCGCAAGCTGGCGATTCCCAAGGTCATCCAGAACCTCGGAGCGGCGGAGGGGGCGCAGTCGAGGTTCAACACGACCTTTGACCTGATCGAACGCGAAAGCGAGCTGTCCTCAAAGGATATTGAGGATGCGCTGAAGGGCATCCGGGACAATTTCACGCCCTCACTCGGGAAGGATCACGGCCGTGTGGTGTTGAAGGCGCAGAAGCCGTTGTTCGAGCAGCGGCTCGAAGAACTGCGCGCCAAGCTGGAGGAATTCCAAGCCAAGGTGAGAGAAAAGCTGCAAGGCAGCCTCAATGCGTCCCGCGACGAGATCGTCACCTATTATGTTCCAGCAGTGTTGGCGAACCCGCCTGACAAATTCCTCGGGCAATTGCTGTCGGCAAAGCCCACCGATGAGGGCGCCCGCCGCTGGCTGCGGCAGCAGCTGGAAGGTGTCATCCCAAAGGCGGACGAGCTGATCAAGAAGATGGAGCTCAAGCAGACGTACAAGGACGTGACATTCGAGACCCTGAACAAGCCAGATTTCCTCCAAAGCCTTCGGGATGCTTTCCCAGCTGTGGACTGGGACAAGGCGTACAAAGAATTTCAGGCAGCAGGCGAAGCAACCTCTCCGGTGGCCCCAGGCGGCGGGAGTGGCTGAAGGGGCACCCGATCCGTACCAAAGTGTTCGCTCTCGAAGTACGGATTTCGGGCAAGTGGGGTTCGAACCACGGGAAGCGCCGACCGCGCTGAAACCGGCCTTTTACCTAAGTTTTTGCGTTCCGTACCAAATCATCCAAGTCAGGAGGTCCGGAGAGAAATGGCCTCGGGAGAGCGATTCTCGCCCGTCTCCGCGTCCTGGCAGTCAACAGGTCAGCCCCGAAAACCCCAGGAAACCTGCCACTCAGCGCGGCGATCGGTCAGGCGGAGAGCACGGCTCGTATGGGAACTGGCGGAGAGGGTGGGATTCGAACCCACGGTACAGTTGCCCGTACTTCGGTTTTCGAGACCGACCCGTTCGACCACTCCGGCACCTCTCCGCTGTCGCCGGTCATTTCCGGCAGGGGTCCCTGGTCGAGGGGTCCCGCCGTATAATCGTCCTCTTCGTGCCATGCAACGCCCCCTGACCGTTGACGGCCGACCTCACCCGGCGCTATTACCCCGCTCCCACGGCGGCGCCTCGGTGCCGGCGACGCTCGTTTTTGGGCAGACACCCACCTCCACGGGTCGACGCTCCAAAACCACACGCAGTTTGAAAGAGTCCCGGGGCGACCCATGACCTATGCAGTGATCCGCACCGGCGGCAAGCAGTACCGCGTCACCCCTGACGCCGTCCTCACCGTCGAGAGGCTCGAAGCCGAACCCGGC